CATGGACATCGCCGAGGGGAGCAAGGACCGGGTGTGCGTAAACATGCCGCCCCGCCACGGTAAATCCCAGTTGGTGTCCATCTACTTCCCCGCATGGTTCATCGGGAAGTACCCAAACAAGAAGGTGCTGATGGTGTCGCACACCACGGATCTGGCCGTGGACTTCGGTCGGAAGGTGCGAAACATCATCGACACTGACTTGTACCGGCAGGTCTTCCCCACCGTGTCGTTGGCGCAGGACTCCAAGAGCGCAGGGCGGTGGAACACCAACTTTGGCGGCGAGTATTTCGCGTGCGGCGTCGGATCCGCACTTGCTGGACGTGGTGCTGACTTGTTATTGGTTGATGATCCACATAACGAGCAGGACATCATCAATGGTAACTTCGACGTGTTCGAAAAAGCCTACGAATGGTTTACTTACGGCGCAAGAACGCGCTTGATGCCGGGTGGCCGGGTTGCCATCGTGCAAACACGGTGGCATTTGGATGATCTGACGGGTCGTGTCACCCGTGACATGGCCCAGAATGAGGGTGCAGATCAGTATGAAGTTGTTGAGTTTCCTGCCATTCTCAACGTCCCAAGCCCGTCAGATTCTGACAAAACGATAGAAAAACCGCTTTGGCCTGAGTTCTTTGATCTCAAGGCGCTGTACCGTACCAAGGCGTCTATGCCGGTGTTCCAGTGGAACGCCCAGTATCAGCAGAACCCCACCGCAGAAGAAGCATCCGTCATCAAGCGTGATTGGTGGCAGGAGTGGAAGTCCGAGGATCCGCCTTCGTGCGAGTACATCATCATGTCTTTGGACGCCGCTGCCGAGACAAACAACCGTGCCGACTTCACCGCCCTGACTACCTGGGGCGTGTTCATGAACGAGGAGTCTGACCGGTACGAGATCATCCTGCTCAACTCCATCAAGAAGCGCGTGGAGTTCCCCGAACTCAAGAAACTCGCCCTTGAGGAATACAAGGAGTGGGAGCCTGATTCGTTCATCGTGGAAAAGAAATCTGCCGGTACAGCCCTGTATCAGGAGATGCGCCGCATGGGCTTGCCGGTGCAGGAATACACACCACACCGGGGTAGCGGTGACAAGTTAGCGCGTCTAAACTCGGTGGCTGACATCGTGCAGTCTGGGTTGTGTTGGGTTCCACAGACACGTTGGGCCGAGGAAGTCGTAGAAGAAATCGCAGGATTTCCGTTCATGACTAACGACGACTTGGTGGACTCCACGGTGATGGCCCTCATGCGGTTCCGTCAAGGCGGCTTCATTCGCCTGCCTACCGACGAGAAGGATGAGATTCGCTATTTCAAAAGTCCGCGTAGGGCGGGGTATTACTGAGGATTCACATGGCTACCAACTTCGATTCGACGCTTACTCCGCTTGACCCGGAGATGCTGACTGATGAACCTGCTCTGGAGATTGAGGTCGAGAACCCTGAGTCCATGAGGATCGTGGCTGGTGGGATCGAGATTGATCTGGAGCCCGAGGAAGAAACAAAGGGTGACGAGTCATTCGACGCAAACCTCGCCGAATACATGGAGGAGGGTGCCTTAGAGAACTTGGCATCTGAACTGGTTGGTCTGGTGGATGCTGACATCAGCAGCCGCAAAGACTGGTCCGACATGTACGTCAAAGGACTTGAAGTCCTGGGGATGAAGTATGAGGAGCGTGCCGAGCCCTGGCTCGGTGCGTGTGGTGTGTACTCGCCCATCCTTACGGAAGCGGCGATTCGCTTCCAGTCTGAGATGATCACCGAGACATTCCCGGCTCAGGGCCCGGTGAAGACTCAGATCATTGGTGAGGTCACCCGTGAGAACGAGGATGCCGCAGAGCGTGTTCGTGACGACATGAACTACCGGCTCACGGACGAGATGATCGAGTACAGGCCCGAGCATGAGCGCATGCTTTACAACTTGGGCCTTGCGGGTGCGGCATTCAAAAAGGTGTACTACGACCCGACGATGGGTCGTCAGGCTGCACCGTTCATCCCGGCTGAAGACATCATCATGCCGTATGGAGCGTCAAACGTGTACAAGGCCGAGCGGGTCACACACGTCATGCGCAAGACTGAGAATGACCTGAAGAAATTAGTGGCCGCAGGGTTCTACCGGGAGGTGGAACTGGGTGAGCCGGTGCGGGTCTTCACGGACATCGAGAAGAAAAAAGCCGAGGAAGGTGGCTACACCCTGACCGACGACGACCGGTATCAGGTGCTTGAGATCCACGTGGACTGGGACATGCCCGGTTACGAGAGTGAGGATGGGGTTGCATACCCATACATCGTCACAATTGATCGGGGGTCACAGAAGGTTCTGGCAATCCGACGTAACTGGGAGGAAGGCGATGAGCGACACCTCAAGCGACAGCACTTCGTTCAGTACACTTATATCCCTGGCTTTGGTGCTTATGGCCTTGGCTATATTCATATTATTGGTGGTTACGCTCGTGCTGGTACCGCCATTATTCGCCAACTGGTTGACGCAGGCACGCTCAGTAACCTCCCCGGCGGTCTCAAGTCCCGTGGACTCCGGGTCAAAGGTGACGACACCCCCATCGCCCCCGGCGAGTTCCGAGATGTAGACATCCCTTCTGGGGCACTGCGTGACAACATCATGCCGCTGCCCTACAAGGAGCCGAGCCAAGTTCTGGCCGCACTCCTTGACAAGATCACGGAAGAAGGTCGTCGTCTGGCGGCTATTGCTGATCTAAACATCAGCGACATGTCGGCCCAGGCTCCGGTGGGCACCACGCTTGCCCTGTTGGAGCGTCAACTCAAGACCATGAGTGCAGTTCAGGCGCGTGTACATGCGAGCCTGAAGATGGAGTTCAAACTCCTCAAGCAGATCATCCGGGACTACATGCCGCCGGATTATTCCTATGTCCCGGTAGGTGGTAATGCCGCAGCAAAGCAGGCTGATTACGACATCGTTGAGGTGATCCCGGTCTCTGATCCCAACGCCTCCACGATGGCGCAGCGGATCATGCAGTACCAAGCCGCGCTTCAGTTGGCCCAGGGTGCGCCGCAGATCTATGACCTGCCGCAGTTGCACCGGCAGATGCTTGAGGTTCTTGGCGTGAAGAACGCCGAGAAGTTGGTGCCGGTCGAGGAGGATCAGAAGCCCCGCGATCCGATCAGCGAGAACATGAGTTTCCTCACGGGCAAGCCGACGAAGGCATTCATCTATCAAGATCATCAGGCGCACATCGCCACGCACATGGCACTCATGCAGGATCCCATGATCATGCAAATGATTGGCCAGTCGCCGATGGGGCAGCAGATGGGTGCAGCCATCATGGCTCACGTGGCAGAGCACATGGCGTTTGCTTACCGTCGTCAGATCGAGGAGCAGTTGGGCGTGCCCATGACACCGCCCGATGCTGAGTTGGACGAGAACACAGAGATTCAACTCTCCCGGTTGGTGGCTCAGGCTGCACAACAACTTCTCCAGAGTAACCAGCAGAAGGCGCAGCAGGCTCAGGCTCAACAGGCCGCACAGAACCCGCAGTTGCAGATGGCTCAGCAGGAACTCGCCCTCAAGGCTCAGGAGTTGCAGCGCAAGGAGCAGGACTCGCAGCGGGACTTCCAGATTGCCCAGGAGAAGATTCGCCTGGAGCGGGAGCGCATCGCCGTGGAGATGCAGAAGGAGCAGATGCGGCAGGCTAATCAGGCTCGTCAAGGTGACAAGAAGATCCGCGCAGATCTGGTCAAGAACATGATGAAGCCCAGGCAGACACCGAAGCAATAACATGAAAGCCACGGATTGATGAGCACCATATTCGTAAGCATTGCGTCTTACTGCGACCCTCTGCTCACTCAAACAATCGAAGATGCGCTAGACAATGCTCGCTACCCTGATGACATACGTTTCGGGGTGGTTGAGCAGTCTACGGTGTCTTATGCAGATAAGTTACGTGACGTTGCCAAGAAGCAAGTCCGGCTGCTGTCTGTAGATCCACGACAGTCACGGGGTGCGTGTTGGGCACGCACCTTGGTCATGGCTATGTACGGGGATGAAGATTGGTTCTTCCAGATTGACGCCCATACGATCTTTGATAAGCACTGGGACTCTTGCCTGCTTGGGGCTTGGGCCGATTGCGCTAGGCAGTCAAAGAAGCCGTATATCGGTGGGTATCCGCACGCATACGAGATCAAAGATGGCGTCAATACCAAGCGGCCATACACCCAGAACATCATTGGTAACGTCGTCACAAAAGACAAAACCTTTGAGGGGGCGCTTACTGATCTCCCGTTTACACCCACCTTTGTGGAGCAGACAAAACCCATCATCGGGTTTCATCTGGCCGCAGGGTGCGTGTTTGCCCCGGGGAGTTTCGTGTATGAAGTGCCGTACGACCCGTCTATCTACTTCTGTGGAGAAGAGGCGTTGTGGGCACTGCGTGCGTATACCCATGGGTGGGATTTGTTCCACGTACCCAAGTTGCCCGTGTATCACTACTACGATACCGGCCCTGACATCGAAGTGAAGCGGGCACGTCACTGGGCTGAAGAGGAAGACAAAGGACGTGATACTCGTTGGTGGGATTTGAACAATCGCGCAAGTCAACGTATGAAGGACTTGATCGACGGTAAGGACTTCGGGGTATACGGACTCGGACGAGTACGCACCCTTGAGGATTACGCAGCGTTCAGCGGCATCGACTACAAAAACCGCATAGTGCACCCCCGTGCCTATGTAGGCCCGTGGCATAAGGAGTGAACATGGCAACCACTGCGTTTTCCGTGGTACTCAAGGACATCGAAGAACACCGTGAGGCTATTGCACGGGCTGTTGTCGATGGCACCGCCAAAGACTATCCCGAATACAAATCCATGTGCGGCGAGATCCGGGGTCTCTCGGTTGCACATGCTTTCATAACCGACCTCGTGCGACGAATGGAGCAAAGCGACGATGAGTGAAATCCTCCTAAGTACCGGCGAAGATGCCGTGCCAACTACGCTGCCGGAGACAGCAGAAGAGAAGGCCAAGCAACTTCCCGATCCTGCCACTTACCACATCCTCTGTGCGCTACCGGAGATCGACCGTGAGTACGAGAGCGGGATCGTCAAAGCGGGCCAGACCATGCACTTCGAAGAAGTCATGTCTCCCGTACTCTTCGTGATGAAGATGGGGCCAGACGCCTATGGCGACAAAACCCGCTTCCCCAGTGGGCCGTCATGCAAACCTGGGGACTTCGTTCTGGTACGCCCCAACACGGGCACCCGCGTGAAGATTCACGGTCGGGAGTTCCGCATCATCAACGACGATTCTGTGGAAGCCGTGGTGGAAGATCCCCGTGGCATTTCACGGGCATAAGGAGGACGTATGCCGCTTGACAAAAATGAGTTCAAGTTCCCTGACGAGAAGGTCTCC